CCCAGCACTACGTTTAACCACCAACGTAATTGCTAGCGGCCAAATCGAGATCATGTACTACGGCTACGGCGCATTGGCCAATTTAGCCTCAGGCGGCGCGTTCAAAAATAACAAGGCGTAAGCCTAAAACACTAGAACCCTAGACCCTGCCCCTAGTCCGGTGGGGTTTAGGCCAAACAGTTAGGAGTAGAGCGCGTGCCTGCAACGTATATAACCCAAGCTGAGCTACGCGCTTTGCTTAACATAACTGGGATTACCCTTTACACAGACGCTTCAGTAGAGGAAGTCTGCCAGGCTACAGAGGACATACTTAAAAAATATCTTTGGTTTGATAAGTTTTTTGCTGTTGCTCAATCTATGAAAAGTAACGTAGCTACTTTATACTTTGATAATCCTGTAAGCTTTTACGTTGGCGAAACTATTGTAGTAACCGACGCAGGAGCGAAATATAACGGCAGTAAAACCGTAGCCTCTATACCTGACAGTTACTCAATTACGTACACTGTTACAGGTCAGGCAACCGACGAGCCTAGACACAGACTGCAACCACCGGCGACAGTAAGCGCACCTACACATGTAGACTACGCAACTACCCCAGCTGTACGCGAAGCCGCAGCTGCATTAGCTACGACAATTTGGCAAGCACGCAGTGCCCCAGGTGCCAGCATTACAACTGTAGACGGCTTTATAGCCTCGCCTTATCAGCTAGGCAATACCCTTATAGCAAAAGTACGCGGCCTAATCGCGCCGTATATGTCGCCTAATTCTATGGTGGGCTAATGCCTGCAGCCATAACTACCCTTAGATCAACACTAGCTACAGCGTTAGCTAACGTCGGAGTCTGGACAGTGTTTAATCACGTCCCAGAAATCCCTTTAGCTAACTCGCTAGTTATCGCCAATGATGACCCTTATATCCTGGTTAACAGCAACGTTAAAACTGCTATAGCCCCTACAGTACGTTTTAAATTATTTTTGTTAGTGCCAGTTATGGATAACTTAGGTAGCCAGACCAAGCTAGAGGATTACTACCTGGCTGTTATGACAAAGTTAGCCGCCTCTGGTTTGACAATTAACATAACTAGTTTTAGCGCACCTGCAATTTTAGAAACGCCTAGCGGTAACTTGCTTCAGAGTGAAGCAGGGTTAGAGATAATAAGTAGCTGGAGTTAACAATGACTAACTACAAAGTAATGATAGATAACGATATCGCAGGCGTTGGCTTAGGCGGTACGGTGAGCGAAACAGATTTAGAAGGGTGGGACTTACCACACTTGCTAAAAATTGGTGCTTTAGAGGAAACCTCAGTAAGCCCAACCCCTACTAAAGTAAAGGAAGTGCAGGAATAATGGCAATTTATTTTACAAATAATACTTACCTAAAACTAGGTACTTACGATATGTCTAGCGTAGTTATCTCAGCTAGCATTAACGTAAACTTTGATCAGCTAGAAATTACAGCTATGGGCGACGCAGCACACAAATACCTAAAAGGTTTGCAGGCCTCAACCCTAAGCGGCAGCCTTTATATTGACCAGGCAGCTATCGGGGCAGGTTCAACACGTGCAGTATTAGACAGCCTTAGCGGTACGTCTGCAGCGTTTGAGATCGGTGCTAACGGTTCTACTGCAAGCTCTACAAACCCAGTCTACAAAGGCTCTTGCTTTGTAAACGGTTACACACCTATTAACGGTGCTAACGGTGAAGTTGCACAGCTAGACTTTACTTTTGACATTACAGCACAAACAGCACCGTTTCCAGCAGTAAGCTAATTAGAAAAGAGGGCTAGAAAATGGCAAGGTTAAAAATTACTAGAGATACCGGCGTAGTTGAGGAATACGACATTACGCCGGCTATCGAAGTAGAGTTTGAAGCGTACGCAAAAATGGGCATAAATAAATGTTTTAGGGAACAAGAAAAACAAACCGACGTTTACTACTTATGTTGGCTAGCGATTAAACGCAGCGGCCAGACAGTAGCTCTATTCGGTGAGGCTTTTCTTAACACCTTAAAGGCAGTAGAGGTGCTAGATAGCGACCCTTTAGCTGGGTAGGTAATAGGGAACTACTTACCTACCAAATAGCAGCGTTAGCGGTTGAAACTGGCATAGCACCTAAAGAGTTTGTAGAGATGTCGCCCGAGATGTTAGCGGCAGTCTACAAAGTACTAAAAGATAGAAACGAGGCGGCAAAGCGTGGCTACAGCAAAAATCGTAGGCTTAGATGAAACTGTGCGCGCTTTACGTAAGTTTGACCCAGACGCATTAAAAGAAATGAATAAAACTATTTACCAGGCTATGAAAATAGCCCAGATAGACGCTAGAACACTAGCCCCGACTGTCTCACCTATGAGCGGCTGGGCTAGACCCGTTAAAGAGGGCAAGTGGTCGCGCCTAACCTTTCAAGCCAAGCCTATAAAAATGGGTTTAAAAACAAAGATAGACCGCGCCCGCAAACGCGGTAACTGGACTAGCAAAGCCTATTTACTTATCAACGCAGACCCAGCCGGTAATATCTACGAGTGGGCCGGTAGGCATAACGGTAAGACCGCCCAGGGTGCTAAGTTCATTAAAGCTATTAGAGATCAGTCAAACGTAACGGTACGCGGCAAACAGGGACGCATAGCTTACAAAGCGGTAGAGGATAACAGGCCAGAAATTATTACCAAATCTAATTATGCAATAGCAAAAGCCGAAGCTATAGTAAATCGAAAGCTGGCTAAATAATGGTTATTAAAGTACCTATAATTGTCAGCTATAACAACAAAGGTACTAAGCAAGCTGTTAAAGGTATTGGCGGTTTAGAAAAATCTTTTCAGAAAATGGGGCTAGCCTCTAAATTATCTTTTGCTGCAGCTACTACCGCAGTAACAGCCTTTACTAAAAAGGCAGTAACCGCAGCCCTAGAGGAATCTAAAGCTGTAGCAGTCCTAAATAATCAGCTGAAAAATCTAGGCTTAGCCTTTGCTGCTACTGGTGTTAATAGCTACATAGACAACCTGCAAAGAGCTACGGCTGTATCTGAGGACTTGCTTAGGCCAGCCTTTGCTTCACTAATACGAGCTACAAATGATTTAGGTAAGGCTCAGCAATTACTAGCGCTCAGCCTTGACATAAGCGCGGGTACTGGCAAATCTTTAGAGGCTATTACAATGAGCCTAAATCGTGCCTACCTGGGTAACACTACGGCCCTGGGCCGCTTAGGTGTAGGAATTACTAAAGCAGAATTAAAAACCCTTAGCTTTGAACAAATCCAAGAGCGACTAACTGTTTTGTTTGCCGGTAGTGCTAAAGCTGCAGTAGATACCTACGCAGGCTCTATGGCTAAATTACAGATAGCAGCAACAGAGGCTAGCGAAACTATCGGCTTTGCTTTAATCAACGGTATTAGACGGCTAGGCGACGAAAAAGGCATAGACGACGCAGCCGACTCTATGCAAAACTTTGCCGATCAAACCAGTCTGGCTATTACTGGAGTTAGCGTTTTAGCAGACAGACTTACCAGTAGTTTTGGCGGTAAAGCTTTAAATTACTTACTGCAGTTTGGCCCTGTAGCTATTGCTATAAATGAGTTAGCCAGATTAGGTAAAGCGACTGTAGCTAGTGAGATTACAGCTACTAACCGACAAAGCCCGCGAGTAGCTGAGCAGGCAGCCGCTAAGGCTGCTAAAGCTCGTAAGGTTGAAATAGCCGACCGTACTAAAATAGTAAGCCTTACTAAAGTGCAAACAGCAAACGAACGCCTAGCGCGTACCTTTGACCTAGACGCGATACAGCTAGCCGCTGCTTTGCAAGGAAAACTATCTAAAGAGGACGAGGCCCGAGTAAAGGCCCTACAGGCATTAAAGACCGAGGATAAGAACGACGATTTTAAAGCCCTGCAAGATTTAGACGCAGCTAAACGGCAGTCAACCTTTGACGAAATCGCCAGGCTTAAAATGATCGTAGAGGAATCAAAGAAAGCTAACGAGGAGATACTGGCAGACGCTAGGGCCAGAATCGCAACTCTAGGTAAAGCCTCAGTGCCAAGCGCGGTAGCCTATAGCGTAGGTGCAGCCGGTAGCACTTTCGCCCCTGGCTTAGCCGAAGCACAAACAGCAATAGCAGTTGGGACTTTTGGCGGCATGGGCGACCTAAGTTACTTAGGCTTTGATCTAGCGGCACTAGGCGCAGCTAATATGCAAATGGAAGCCGGTATAGCGGCCCAACAAAACACAGCAGGCCCAACAAACCTAACTGTGAACCTGCAAGGCGGGATAAACGTAGGCTCTACTTTTGAGTTTTACCAGACAGTACAAACAGCCTTGCAAGAATTAAACAGGGCAGGTAATAGCCTTACCTCAGCTGGTAGCTAATGGCAGCCCCAACGATTAACTGCATAGTTAACTTTAGTTCTGGTGCTTCTTTTGGCCAGGCTATGATTATCGGCTCAGGCGTATTAGGCGTTAACGTGTTGGCTGATAGTGCAGCTGTTACAGCCGACGTATCTAATCAAGTCCAGGCTGTAAGTATCCAGCGTGGCCGTAATGCTAACGCGGACCAATTCCAGGCCGGTACAGCTTCTATACGTATTGCCGATATTAACGGCGACTTTAATCCAGAAAACCTAAGCAGCCCCTACGCGGGGCTTTTGTTGCCTTTACGTAAGGTTACGATAACTGCAACCGATAACAATACCGGCCTAGTCTATCCGCTGTTTGCAGGCTATATAACAGGCTATAACTTTACTCAGGCTCAGGTGGTAGGCGAGGTCAGTTATACAACCCTATCGGCTACAGACGGCTTTAGATTGCTTAATATGGGCACTGTATCCACTGTTACAGGTGCTACAGCTGGGCAGTTATCAGGGGCTAGAGTTACTAAGATTTTAGACGCTGTGGCTTGGCCTAACTCTATGCGCGATATTGACACAGGCCAGACGACGCTACAGGTAGACCCTGGCACTACCAGGACAGCCCTAAACGCTTTGATTACCGTAGAAACTAGCGAGTACGGCGCGATTTATATGGACCCTAGCGGAAACGTAGTTTTCCAAGATAGGGCGTTAACCTCTAGCTCTATTGCCGGTACTCCTACAGTTTTTGCAGATGACGGCACAGGCTTAGAATATGCAAACGTGCGCTGGGTGCTAGACGATAGCCTGGTTTACAACAAAGCCTCAATAACTGCTACAGGGTTAGCCACTCAGACGGCCTTAAATCAGGACTCTATAGACAAGTACTTTTTACACAGCTACAACAAGGGCGACCTACTAATGCAGACTACAGCTGAGGCCCTTAACTATGCCCAGGCTTACGTAGCCTCTAGGCAGGAAACTACCGTAAGGTGCGACAGCGTAACCCTGCTAGACCTAAATACCCCAGGCTACGACGCAGGAATTGTGGCAGCTTTAGAGCTAGATTACTTTGACCCTATTACCGTTAAGTCAACTCAACCTAACAGCGTAGGCACTAGCACCCTAAATAAGACGCTGCAGATATTCGGCGTAAGTTACAATATAACCCCTACGCGCTGGTCGACTACTTTTGTTACGTTAGAGCCAATTATAGAATCTTTTATAATTGGTAACGCTAATTACGGACAATTAGGTATAAATGTATTATCCTACTAACAACGAAAAGAGGTAAACAAAATAGCTACTGGA